AGGCGGCGAAGCCAAGCGCACAGCCGCAGCCGAACGGCAAAACAAGTTCGCTGAACAGGTCGGGCGGCGATTTGTCGAACTATCAAAAACCACAACTTTTTTAAATGCCGAACCTTGAAGAAATAGCCCGGAAACTCGCTGGCAACCTTTCTCCCGAACAAATGCGGGAAAGGTGGGCGGCGCGGGAAAACGGCGACAAGTTCACCGCTCCTGAAAGAAGCGATTCCGAACGCGCCTACTGGCAAGAGGTTTTCAGGGAGCGAGAACCCGCTAACGCCCTATTTGTCACGCGCTCCACCCGGCAAGAAATGGAGTATAATGCAGCCCGGAGCAAGGTGTGGGCTTTGATGCAGTTGCGGGCGGCACACATATCCGACCTGCAAAACGAGCCGTTTGAATGGGATATGACACCGGAATTTGCGGCAGCCCTTCGCGGCCTGACAAAGTATTTCATAAACGACCCGTCGGCAGAACATGACGGGAAGCCGCTGCCGCTCACAAAAGGGCTTTTCATTTATGGCGCGGTGGGAACGGGCAAAACAGAAATCATGCTGATTTTTGAGCGGTTTTGCCGGGACAACAACCTGACAAAAGCATTTCAGTTTTCGAGCCTTAGCAAGATTTATACAGACGCGAAGGCAAGCGCCGATTTTGACCCCATTGCCCCGAACGTGTGTTTTGACAGGTGTTTCGATGAGTTTGGCCGCTACACGGGCGCGGTAAAAAGGTATGGCGACGACCTCGACATAAACGAGGCGATTTTAGAGCAGCGTTATGAACGGTTCAAACGGTACGGCCAACTTACGCACCTTGTCAGCAACATGGACACCAACGAGGCAAAGGACAGATTCAGCCCGATGATTTTTGACCGCGTTCGGTCAATGTGCAGCGGGATTTACTTCAAAGGAGAAAGCAAAAGGAAATGACCCTCCACCCTGACATATCATTTTCAGAGCTCGTTGACTACTGCCGCCTTTGCCACGAACACGGCGACATGGCGCGGCGGGTGAAAGTTGACAAGCCGACGCTTCAAAGGATTCGGCAGGTTAGCGGCGCGGTCGCGCCATGCACCCGGTTTTTAGGCGTTAAATTCATCGCCCGGCAATCGTCGGGGAAATAAAAAAACATCAAAAATGGCACTCACCGGACATCAAAAGCAAATTATCCGAGACGCGCAAGAGCGCGGCGGGCGAATCACAAAAAAAGAGATTGTCAAAATGTATGGGCGCTGCTACTATCACAACGGCGCGTTCCATTTGGGCAACATCCTTTCCCGCATGGTAAAAAGCGGCCTTTTGATTCGTGAAAAGCCGGGTGTGTTCACGGTCGGCAAGGGCAAGAAAAACAAGCCCGCCGTCATTGTTGAAAACCAAACAGAACTTTTTAAATGAAAAAACTAAAGAGACTTTTTTGGCAGACGGTTTTCTTTTTTGAGGAAATAGGCCGTCAAAACGACCTGCTTTATACGGGCATCGGAGCGCCGTACGAAAAGGTGCACTGGTGTAAAACCAGAAACGGCTTTAAATTTTCGTGGATGTTGGCCGGGCTGCGTTGTGATATTAGAAACCCTTGAGCATGAAAAAGCAAAAGAAACAGCCCTCCCCCGCCGAACTGCGAAAGAAGTGCGAAGAAAAAGAGGCGGCTATCCTTAGCGCCGTCAGAAAGTGCGGATTGGCAACGCGCCGCTATTTTGTGCGGCGCATCAAAGAGGCGGGCAAGATGGCGGCAGAACAGGCCGAAAGCGAGTTTGAGCGGTTGTTAATCGCCGGGCATATCGTGCGGCGCGGGGCGAACGGGGCGGGCGACGTGGAGTATTTTGAGGGGAGATAAAAAATATTTTCGCTTGCCTATTGTGTAGGCAAAAAAGTTGTTTTATCTTTACGGCGAACAAAATTTTCATGAAATGAATGATAAAACTTTAAAGGCGTTAAACACGCTTATTAGCGAAATTTGTGAGCATAAAACCCTTGACGAAAGGGTAAGTTTGATAAATGCGGTCAAAGGGAGAATACACGAAATTTCTCCATTTAAAAATGAACCAGTTGATTTTGTCGCGTGGGTTAAAAATGAAAAAGTGGTTGCTAATGATTACAACCCAAACAACGTTGCCCCTCCCGAAATGCAACTTTTGGAGGTTTCAATAATCAGTGACGGCTACACTCAGCCAATCGTAACGTTTCCCAATGAAGAAAAGATTGAGGTAGTTGACGGATTCCACCGTAGTCGCGTTGGCAAAGAATCTGTTTTGGTGAAAAGCAGGGTAAGCGGATTTTGCCAGTTGTTACAATCCGAAAAGAAAAGCAAGATAAGAACGAGCGCATAGCGTCAACGATTCGCCACAATCGTGCAAGGGGCAAGCATCAAGTAAACGCTATGAGCGAAATTGTCATTGAACTCAAAAACAGAAATTGGAACAACAAGCGAATAGCCTCAGAATTAGGCATGGATGAAGACGAAATTTTGAGGCTTTGTCAAGTTAGTGGCCTTGAAAGCCTTTTCAAAGACAATGATTTTAGCCGGGCATGGGTTGCTGATGGGAGTATGGATGAGAGTTTTGAATATATGACAGACGAAGTAGTAGAAATGGACTTAGTAAGAATCCCAAACGAAGATGACGAAGACCGTATTTTTCACACATTTGACAAATGGGAGTGTGTGCTATATGACTTTTTTGAAACAACGCACAGGACATTTACTTCTGCTCAATGCGAATACAAATATCTCGAATTGCTTGGTAATTTGGAGCAATTTAGAGCGGTGCTTAAAATGGTTGTAGAGGAATGGGTTTTTTCATGTGAACACAACTTGACAAACAAGGCAATGAATCGAATAGCGTGGCTTGGTCAGGCGGCGTTGGCGTACAAATATAAGATTCCCGCCAAATTTAGCACGGGATGGAGTTTGTTGAGCGAAGAGCAAAAACAGGCGGCAAATGAAGTGGCCTTAGAAACCCTTAATGAATGGCTGAAAAAAAAAGGGCTTGAGCCGATAACAATGGAAGAAGCAATTTCTTTTGAAAGACAAGTTGAACTCTACTAAACATGAAAAAATACATTGATAAAAACGTTTATCAGGCAAGCAAAGAAAGGGTTGCAAAGGCTTTTGACTTGTTTGAGCGGGTGTATGTGTCTTTTTCTGGAGGGAAAGACAGCACCGTAATGTTACACATGGTTATGGATGAGGCAATTAAGAGGGGCCGCAAGGTTGGCGTTTTGATAATTGACCTTGAGGCTCAATACGATGACACAATTCAGCACATTAAGAGGTGTGTAAGATTCTACGAAAAACATATTGACCTGCATTGGTTTTGCGGCGAACTGCTTTTAAGAAACGCTGTTTCAAACTTTCAGCCAAAGTGGGTTTGTTGGGATGAAACAAAAAAAGATATTTGGGTTAGAGAAAAGCCACTTGAGGCTTCTGATTTGTCTAAATATGACTTTTACACGCCTAAAATGGAATTTGAGGAATTTATGGTTTTGTTCGGAGAATGGTATTCCAAAGGCGTTTCAACGGCGGCCTTTATAGGTATTCGTTCCGATGAAAGCCTTCATCGTTATCGCGCCATTGTGTCGAACAAAAAGGGCTTAATGAAAGACGGCCACCAATGGACTACGCGGGTTTCTGGAGAACTTTACAATGTTTATCCACTTTACGATTGGAAAACTCAAGACATTTGGGTTTATCTTGGCAGAAACAAACACCTTAGTTCAAATTCGATTTATTCAAAAATGAGTTTGGCAGGTGTTCCTATTTCACAACAAAGGCTTTGCCAACCATATGGAGACGACCAAAGAAAGGGCATTTGGCTTTATCATATTTTAGAGCCTTGCACATGGTCAAGACTTATTTCACGGGTAAATGGAGTAAATAGCGGCGCTCTTTATATTTCAGAGAAAGGGAATATGACAGGATATGACCACGTCACTAAACCGGAATGGATGAATTGGCAGCAATACACAAATTTTCTTTTAAGTACAATGCCAAAAATAACCCGCGAAAATTATGTCTTTCGGTTTAAAAAATTCATTGTCGGATGGAAAAAGCGGGGTTACGAAGTAATTCCAGACGAAGCGCCGCACACACTTGAAATTAAGTGCTGGTGTCCTTCATGGCGAAGAATGTGCAGGTGTATTTTGAGGAATGATTTTTATTGCAAAGGGCTTGGACAGGCGCAGCCAAAGTCAGAGGCTTACGAAAAATTCAAAGCAATTCAGTTGAAAAACAGAAAAATAAAGAAAATGCAAATTAAACAACAAATAGCGGCCTTGACATTCTTCCAAGAATTAGGCGAACATTAAAACTCATTCATCTTGTTCAAAGGCTGCCTTAGCCCTGCAAGGGGGCGGGCAGCCGAATTTGAAACTACACAATGACAAAAGAACATTTTGAGCAAACCGCCTTCTTCAAAGGCCAACGCGCCATTTTCGACGGCATTTTGGCCGTTGAGATTGTCGGGTTTTCCAAGTTGCGGCGAACGGTAACGATACAAGCGGGGGGCGATACGCGGGAAGTTGGAATCGAATTTGTCGAACTCCTCACCCCAGACCCGCTCACAATATGCCGAGAAATCTTGCGGCGCTTGAACGACCCCCTCAATGAGGGTTATCAAACGCGGCTGGATTCGGATTTGAGGGGACAGATTGAAAAATTGTTTAAGAATGAGCAGCAGGTTTAAGGGCTGGAGCGCAAAGCCAAAAAAGGCGCAGCCAGAATACAAGATACAGGCTGCCTTTGTGCGGGAAATGTCGCTTCGATACCCGAAAATTATGGTTTTCAGCGACACGGCGGCGCACATCAAAAAGACACAGATTCAGCAGGTGAGGGCGAACGCCCTTAGCACACCCGGCGAGAAGTGGCCGGACGTTTTCATTGCGCAGCCGTCGGGCGATTGGTGCGGCCTGTTTCTGGAGTTTAAGGCAGAAACGCCGTACAAGGTTGACGGTGCGACGTTGAAGAAAAACCCGCACGTTGAGGCGCAGCGCGACACGATGGCAAGGCTCAGCAATCGCGGGTATTACTGCTCTTTTGTTTGGAGCGTTGAACAGGCGATGAAAATCGTTGAATGGTATTTGAGCCTATAAGGGTTATGCGGAACCAAACTTTCTTTCCGCTATGAAAGGACTTTTCATGCCCGCGCTCTTCGCGCTCCTTGCCCTTGCCGCTTGCAACAAAACCGTTCCCCCTGCTAAACCCGCCCCGTTGCCGGAAATTTCACAGAGCATCCAGTTCTATTCCGGCCACCTGCTCGCCATGTTTGAGAACGGCGAACAAGCGGCTATCTACTTCGACACGCTCGGTGCAAGCGTTATGCTTCCCGCAAAGGGGCAATTTGAGATTGACGGGCAATATTTCTGCGACCGCACGGGATGGCGGTGCATTGACCGGAATACGGGCGACTACATCGTGCTGTACCGCAACGGCTTCGCGTCTGCGATGCTTCGCGGTATGCACGTTAACCTAATGCCCGCCAAAATCGGCACAGAGTTTGCGACAAAATAAATGAAGGCCAACGCTTGAGATTAAGGTTTCATCAAACCCCGCTTTTGAAAAGTCAAAGGCGGGGTTTTGTTGTTTAAAAAATATTTTTACCTTTGTGACAGTCAACCGTGAATCGGTGACTATAAGGCGGAAAGCGGCAGTTCGCGGGTGAAAGATTTGCGGGCTGCTGCTTATTTCAAAACAGTCAAAAACATGGAGACTTTTTACCCGGTAACGACAATCCGAATCAAATCCGGTTTTGCACCAACGCTTCTCACAAAAGTCGAAGCCGGGCAAACGTGGAGCGGCAACGTGAACGCCGTCGGGATTTTCACGTTCTGGATTGCGGACAGCACGGGCAAGTTGCACCGGGCGCAGGTCGCAAAAAGTGACCCACGAATTGAAATTTTGAAATGATATGAGCCTCTACAAAGTAAGACAGCCAATCGCTTTTTTTAGCGCCCCGAAAGAGTTTAGGCCGCAAATAGAAAGAGTGCCATACGTTTCCTTTGTTTTTGACAAAGGCGATTGCTGCAATTTTGTAGTTTTGATAGATTGCCTTACCGACGAGATGGCGATAAGCAGCGTTTATGAAATTGAGGCTAACATGGCCTCAATGGGCATTAGGTGCAAGGGCGAGCAATACTCAATGAATGGCGGTGACATAAATTTCAATGACGGGAACAATCAAATAATTGAGGTTAGTCAGGGGGAGGCGTTCCAGTTTTTTAATGCAAACTAAACCATAATGCCAATTTGGGCTTGGACATTGATAGCCGTTTTCGGCGGCTGCTTGGCTGGCGCTGTCTGGTTTCTTGTAATGGTTCACGTCGGCTCAAGTGCTGACAGCGAGAAAGACGGGGTAAGGGTGATGCTGAAAAAATCGCGGTGGATGACAAATATGAACGGCAGACAGCAGTTTTTCGGCAAGGGCGAAACGCTCACGGGCTGGACAGAGGGGAACGATTTTTGTTTTACCGTTCAATACCCTGACGGTGAGGCGACGTTTAAAACCCCGCTCGACCCTGAAATTTTTGAAAAAATTTAACATGAAAGGAATTTTTGCACTCATTTTCTACCTGCTTTTCGCAGCATCCCTGCAATCGCAGGTACTTTTTACCATTCAAGATGTCACTTTTCAGCAAGGTGACACCGTTCGCGCCGAATATGTGGCCTCAAGTTTTGAAGGCATCGGCTCTTTTCAATTTGCGATGAAACATGATACGGGCGCGTTGAGGTTCTCGCATCTCGAATTTAATGGCGAGATACCTTCTCTGGGCGTTGGGGACTTTAGTTGGCACGGGCTGCCCGGCTACAACTTACAGCCCGGCGAACTTCGCTGTGTCTGGAGCAACCCCTACGGCTCGACAGTCGCCGACAATACGCACATTTTCAGCGTCGTTTTTGTCGCCAAGACATCGGGCAGTCTTTCGTCAGGCTTTTGGGTGTGGGAAAATCACCCGATTTTAAAACCCAACGCTTACAAAGCAATACCATTGCAATCTGTTGGGCTTGATATTGCCTACATTGACGAAAGCGGGGGGCTGACCTCTACCAACGATGTCGCACAAAGCCCGATTACAGTTTTCCCCAACCCTTTTGCCGACTCCTTCAATGTGTCGCTTCCCGGTGATGTCCACACCTTGCGCCTATACAATTCGCAAGGGGCGCTAATGTGGGAGGTAAATACCGAATGTTCCACGCTTGCCCGGTTTGATACATCGCCCGAAATGCCAACGGGTTTGTATGTATTAGAAGGGATAGGCAGCAACGCCGTCAGGCATACCGCCAAACTAATTAAAAACTAATGCCAAGCATACCCAAAGACACTCGCCCCGTGTGGGCTGGCGAGCGCAAGGCGTTCGACAGGATGAAGGTTAACAACCAAACCTTTTACAATAGCGCAGCGTGGCGCACACTCGCTAAGGCTCACAAAGCGGCTAACCCATTGTGCATTAACCATACACAATGTAAAGGCGTTGCATACATAACCGACCACAAGAAGCCTATTAGTAAGGGTGGTGAACGGTACGATTGGGACAACCTGCAATCGCTGTGCAAGAAGTGCAACGCGGTTAAGACAGGTAAACAAGCGAAGCGCGGGGGAACAAGCGACCCCACCGGGGGGGGATAAACAAAAGACGTTTGCCCCAACACCGCCCGCCCAGACCCACACACATAATTCCAGCGAACAAACTATTTTTTAAGTCAACCTAAAAATATGGGAAGGGGTGGTCAAAACGCGAAGCCTACCGAAAAACACAAAGCCGAGGGGACGTACAACGCGACCAAGCACCGCGACCGCATTACTTTTCCCATGCTCGACGCAATACCAAAGCCGCCGCGCTACTTCACCAAAGAACAGGCGGTGAAGTGGAACGGCATTTGTGCGATGCTGAAACGCGACGGAATGCTGTCAGATACCTATTTAGAACTACTCGAAAGGTATTGCAACGCATGGGGAACGTGGTGGAAAGCCCGGCAAGAAGTGGACGAAAATGGTATCACATTTGAGACAGACAGCGGTCAAACCAAGCAAAACCCCGCCGTTGCAATCGAAAAGGAGATGTTGGCTTTGATGCTGCGAATCTTGCAAGACTTTGGCTATACGCCCCGCTCTGCTATGGCAATCAAAGTGCCGGGCGGCAAAGACGAAACAGACCCGATGGCCGAATTTTTGACAGGCAAAAGAGAAAATTGAAGCAATACGAACGCTACATAAAAAACGTGCAATCGGGCGGCGAGTTGGTTTGCGAGTTGACCCGCTTGGCCGTTGAGCGGCATTTGTCGGACTTAAAAAAAACAGATTGGCCGTTTTATTTTGATGAGTTTGAGGCATCCCGCGCGGTAAAGTTCTTTTCCATATTGCGGCACACGTCCGGCAGTCTTGGCGGAAAGCCGTTCAACCTGCAAGACAACCAAGCGTTTATTTTGGCGATGCTGTTCGGTTGGAGGCGGAAAGAAAACAGCAAAAGAAGGTTTACCCAATGTTACCTCGAAATGGCGCGAAAGGCGGGGAAGTCAGAATTTGCGGCTGGCATCCAGATTTACACCGGGTTTTTGGAGGGCGAAGAAGGGGCGCAAGTTTACACGGCGGCAACGACCCGCGACCAAGCGAACATGGTGTTTAGGGCGGTAAAGAAAATGTGCCGCTACCTGAAAGCAGATTCGGCGGCACTGCGAAAAGAAATAGACGTGCTGGCAAACTCGGTGATATTCAAGCCGACCGACAGTTTTATCCAGAAAGTGAGCGCGGACGCGGGAACGCTTGACGGCCTCAACCCGCACAACGCAACGATAGACGAATACCACGCCCACAAAACTGACGAAATAAAAGGCGTAATGCAGACGGGTATGGGCAGCCGTGACAACCCCTTGCTTTTGATAATCACAACGGCTGGCTTTGAAAAAGAAGCACCGTGTTACCGGGTGGAGCGGTCAAACGCAATAATGGTTTTAAAAGGGGAGAGAACGCAAGACAATTTGTTTTCCCTTATTTTTACCCTCGACGAGGGCGACGATTGGAAAGACGAAAGGCTTTGGAAAAAGGCCAACCCGAATTTGGGCAGCACCCCGTCGGTGCAATATTTGCGGGAACAGGTGCAAGACGCGGTGAACAAGGGCGGCAGCACAATGGTGCAGGTTTTGACAAAAAACTTTAACCTTTGGCTCGATGCCCCGAAGGTCTGGATACCAGAAGAAAACGTAAAGGCCGTGATGCGGCCTATTGACATAAGCGAGTTTTATGGGCGGGACGTGTTTTTGGGGCTGGACTTGGCGGCGACAAACGACTTGACAGCCCTTGCGATACTTTCCCCGGCAACCGAAAACCTGCCGATGATTTGCAAAGTCTTGTTTTGGCTGCCCGCAAACACGGTGGCAAAGCGAAACGACGTAGCGCCATACCGAGAATGGACAGAAAACGGTTTTTTGCAGGTGACGACCGGGCGCGGCGGGGAAAGCGTGGACAATTCGGTGATAAAAGCAAAGATTGAGGAACTGCAAGGGCTTTGCAATATTAAAATGATTGGTTACGACCAATGGAACGCATGGCAGATGATGGGCGATTTGAAAGACGCGGGCTACCCGATGGACGTTGTAAAGCCGTTGTTTCTCTATCAATCGCCGCCGTGCAAATGGATTGAGGAAGCGGTACTGGCAAAGGAATTTGAACTTGACGAAAACCCCGTGCTGTTGTGGAATTTCAGGAACATCTACCTTGACCGCGACACACAGGACAACATAAAGCCGGACAAGAAAAAGTCCGGCGAAAAAATAGACGGGATTGCCGCGATGGTGGATGCGCTGTATGTTTATTTGAAGAGCATTTCACAGCCCGTTAGTGGCAGTTATCTGTTTGACGAAGAATCAGAACTCATAACGATTTGATATGCCAATCTATAAAAGCACCTATTTTAAAGAATCTGCGCTCGCCCACCAATTGCTTGACGGCTTGAAAGGGCTGGAAGTTGGCGGCGCGCTGCACAACGCCTTTGGCCTCGACACGGTGAACGTTGACCTTTACCCGCAACTTGACACGGTTTACAAGCGCGCCGAGCGCGACCTTTCCCGCACCAAAGAGGTAATGCCAGTTGACATTTGCGCACCGGGCGATAACATCCCTGTGGCCGACAAGTCCTTTGATTTTGTCATTTCTTCGCACGTTATCGAACACTTTTTCGACCCCATCGCCGCCCTCAAAGAGTGGGCGCGTATTGCGAGAAAGTACATTTACATCATCGTGCCACAGCCGGACGCTTTACCATCCGACAAGGGCAAACTGATTACCCCGCTCGACACGCTCTTTGCCCGGCATAGCGGTGAAATCCAAGACCCCGGCACGGACGAACACCATACCCGGTGGACTTGCGGCACGTTTGTCGAAATGTGCGCGGCGTTGGGATTTTATGTTTCGCACACGCAAGACCCGGACGACAAGGTTGGCAATGGGTTTTGCGCGGTGATTGATTTGCAGCCGCCGGGCATATTTCAAGTTAACCCCGAATTAGAGCCAAAAGGAATTATTGAAGTTGTAAAAAAACGCGGCAAAAAATGAAATCCCTAATCGGCGCAATCATGGTAAAAACGGCATCCGCATTTTTTGCCTTTCTCTCACTTTTCACCAGTCCCGGCGATGAAGAACGGCACAACCGAACACATTGATTTTGCTGTCTTGATGATGGTGAAAGACGAAGGCGACATTATCGAAAAGTCGGTGGCGCGGTGGCACGAACTGGGCGCGAGAATTTACGTTTGCGACAACGGAAGCACAGACGGCACTTTTGAGTTTTTAGAATACTTGCAGCACAAAGGCATCGTGCATTATCTCGAAAGCGACCCCGAAAAAGCATACCTCATGCACGAAAGGATTGGGAGGCTGAAAGACCGCGCTATTGACGACGGCGCGACGTGGATATTCCCGGCGGACGCGGACGAATTTTGGCACTTTGGCGGCGACACCGTGCCGGAATACCTCGAAAGGCTCGAAGCGAAGCCGGGCGATTGGTTCAAAGTGCTATATTTCGATGTTGCGCCGAACGGCAAAAAGTGGCTGGTTTACCCGTTCCACAAGTGCTTTGGCCGAATCACAAAAGAGCAAGAAATCTGTATCGGCAACCACTTGGTGACGACGGGCGAAGGGAAAGACTGTCAAGGGCTTATCATCGAACATTTCCCCGTCCGCTCGTTCGCGCAGATGAAAAAGAAACTAATCAACCACATGGAGGCTTTTGCGGCGGCGGGTTACGACCATCCGCACAGGCAAAGGATAGCCGAATGGGAGGCCGACCCCGAAGCCTTTTTTGAAAAAATGTGGAAACAGTACAAGTTTGAAAAATGATTAAAATACTCGTTTACGACACCGGGAACTTTGACGGCGTTTCGTGGTGGCGAAACACATTGCCCCTGTCTATCCTTCGCACACAGTACGCAACAGACATAGACTTTCAGTATTCAGGCCGACCGACCGTCTCCGACATTTTACAGGCCGACGCGGTGTTGATGTTCCGGCCAACGAGCGACAACGCCCTGAAAATAGCCGAGACGGTAAAGAAAATGCAGCGCCAAAAGCCCGTTTACCTTATTTGTGACCTCGATGACGACATTTGGAATTTGCCGCCCTACCACTTTGCGGCATCGGGCTACCGAAAACACTTGGGCAGGATGCGGGATATTTTCGGAATGGCAGACCTTGTTTGGACAAGCACCGAGCAGTTGAGGTACAGCGTGGGCGATTTGGGCAGGGCGGTAAAAGTACCGAACGCCATTACGCCAAACCAGTTGCCCGACAATCCCGCCCCTTACAAGGGCATTGCCTGTTGGCGGGGCAGCACGGCGCAATTCACCGACGTGACAGCCGACTTTGCACGGGAATGGTACAAAGAATGGCGCGACAAGTACGACCGTTGGCGGTTTTGGGGGTACTACCCAAATTTGGAGCATGGCGAAAACGTGGACTTTGTGGATTACGACGAGGTGCTGGACTTTTTCGCCACGCTTGGCAGCGCGGGCGGAAATGTGTTTTGGAAGCCATTGGAGGTGTGCAAGTTCAACGACGCGAAATCGAATATCGCGTGGATTGAGGCGACAATGGCGGGCGGCGTGTGCGTGACAAACTACGCCGGGAAAGAAGGCTGGGAATGTGCGTTGCCCGAATTTACGACCGACCCCGATTTGATACGCAAAACATGGGAAGCATCCAGCGCACATATTTTAGAACATTACAACCTGCTCGAAGTCAACCGCGCCCGCTTTGAAAGCATTGTGCGGCTGATAGGCGGGGCAAAGCAAACGGCATGAGCGCAAAAAAAACAATGCTGGAATGCTTCCAAATGGAATGGGAGGCAGCGCCATCGAATTGGGAGCGAGAAAAGTTTGCTGCTATTGCCCGTTTTGATTTTTCCCTTACGTCTGGAATTGTTGCGTTGCCATTTTCCACTGGCTCGGCGGCGTTTGCCACGTTTTCGGGTACTGAATTTGCAGACAAAAAAAACAAGTGGCGTGTTATTGTCGAAAAAAACGGCATTGAGTTTAGTCTGCCCGCAACCCAATTTTTTAAACTTTTTACGGCATGATTGTCCGGCTTCAAAAATACACAACCGGAATATCTGTGCAAGCCCTTTTGTTTGGCAGGTATTTCAGCGTTTTGTTTCACCGCGTCCGGTTTCCGTATGTGCATTTTCAAACTTTTAGCGAATGACAGACAAAGACTTTGAACTCCGCGCCGAACTCTTAACGAACGACGGCTATTTTGCCCGTTATCGGCAGCACCTTTCGGAGGGAATTTCGCGGCGCGAAGCGTGGGAGCGCACCGAGAGCGAACTCCCACTCGGCCTTCGCCGTTTTCAAAGTCTTACGTCCTTAAAAGATGCGCTCACCCGCGAACGACGGGGAACGCTGTCCGCTACGGTGCGGCTGCAAAAGTAGAAAGTCGTACAGCCTACCCGCCGGTGCCGCGTTTTGGCCGCAATTTTGGGCAACCTGTCCGAAATGTGGTATCACGCTCTCCGAAACATTCTCTTTCCCGATGCAACGCCCGCCAAAACGGAGCAGCGCAACCTCGACGGGCAGCCGCTGTACAATGACGGCTGGACTAATTTCGGCTCGATAGGCTACACCACAGGCGCGGGCGTGACAGTAAGCAGACAGACAGCCCTTTCTGTCCCTGCCATTTGGAGCGCGGTTGACACGATTTGCAAAACCCTCGCTTCTTTGCCGTTCGGCATTTTCAGGGAGACGGACATGGGCAGCAAGCCCGCCACGTCGCACCCGGTTTACCATCTCGTTCGGATAAACCCAACGCCCGACCTCGGCCTTTACACCGCCTACCATTTCAAATACTCTCTTTTCCTGCAAGCCTGTTTTGGCGATGCGTTCGCAAAGGTTCACCGCAACGGTATAGGCCGCCCAACAAACTTAGAACTGCTCGACCAAGACACGGTTACGGTTTATCAGCGCGAAGATGCACGGCTTTACTATGTCGTTCGCCGCATGGTCGGCAATTCGTACAAAGAGGAAGTCCTTTTCCCCCGCGACATCCTTCACATTAAAGGTCTGACAATCAACGGGTTAACAGGCGCGGACGTTACCGACTTCCAGCGTGACAATATCAGCACGTCCATAGCCGCCGAAAAGTACGGCAACAATTGGTTCGGAAACGGCGCAACCCCGTCCGGTGCGTTGGTATATCCGCAAGAACTGAAAAAAGAGCAGCGCGACAACGCCGAGCGCAAAATATCCGACAAGTTCGGCGGCACGAAAAACAGCGGCAAAGTGATGGTGCTGGACGCGGGCGTAAAATTCGAGCAATTTACCAGCGACCCGCAAAAGTCCATGCTGTCTGAAACCCGCTCGTTTCAGGTCAACCAGTCCGCCCGCATTTTTGGCGTTCCCGTTCCGATGTTGGGGCAACTCGACAACGCCACGCTCAACAACATGGAGACGCTGCAAACGCAGTTTGTCAATTTGTGCCTTCGCCCTTGGGCGGTGCAGACAGAACAGGAATTTACCCTAAAACTGCTCACCCGCGACGAATGGATGAGCGAATCGTATTTTTTCCGGTTCAACTTCGCGGCACTGTTGCGCGGCGACACCAAAGCACGCAGCGAGTATTACAAACAGGCTTTGGGCGGGCCATCTACGGGCATCGGCTGGATGTCTCCCGACGAAGTGCGGATTCTGGAAACCCTCGACAGGTTGCCCGGCAAAGAAGGCGACAAAGTTTTCACGCTGGACGCTCTTTTGGCATATCAAAACCAACAAAATGGCTCGCAAGAAGTGGCGCAGCCCGAAACCGACGACGAAAACGAAACAAACGAAACAGACAATGGAGAACCGCAAGCAAGCAACTAACGAAATAGAGCGCAGGGCGTATGCCAACGGCGTAGAGGTTCGGGCAACCGAAAAAGGCGCGACGCTTCGCGGCTACGCCGCCCGTTTTGGCAGCGTGTACGACATGGGCTGGTTCACCGAAGAGGTGGGGCGCGATGCGTTCAAAAACGCCGATATGTCGGACGTTCGGATTTTGTTCAACCACGACCCAAACCAGATTTTGGGGCGCACCAAAAGCGGCACAGCCCGCGTGGGCGTGGACGAAAAAGGGCTTTGGTACGAAGTCGAACTGCCGAAAAGCGCGGACAGTTTGCGCGAAGCGGTGGAGCGTGGCGACATTGACCAATCATCTTGGGGCTTTTTCCTGAAAAAAGACAGTTGGGAAAAGCGCGAAGGGACGGACAAGCAGCACCGGGTTTTGCTTGACGTGGAAATTGTTTTCGATGCTTCGCCCGTGACATTCCCGGCCAATCCAGATACCACAGTGGCAAAAAGAAGCCTCGAAGCCTATCAAAAAGAGGTTGCCCTACCCGAAAAGCGGGACGACGGCAACGACACGCAAACAGAAATAGAACTTACAGTCGCCCTATTGGAGCGGCGGCTTGATTACCTAAACTCAACATTATGACACGTTTAGAACAACTCCAGAAGGAGTACACAGACAACCTCGCCGCTCTCAAAGACATTACGGCGAAGCGCAGCGCGGACGGCTCGTTCCCTTCCGACGTGCAAGAACAGATTTTGAGGGCAAACAAAGACTGCGACCGCATCCTGAACGAGATGAAAGCAGAAAAAGCCCTCGAAAAACGCCTTGCCGACGAAGTGCTGCAAGAATTTCACGCCCGACCCGAAAGAACCTCCACGACTTCGGAATCTCGCCAAATCACTTACGAAGATGTTTTTTGGCGGCATCAAACCCGTCCAATCCGCACGGATGGCAACTTCACCGACGAAGAAAAGCGGATGTTGGAGACGCGGGGAACGTCCACGCAGATTACCACGTCCGACAGTTTGGGCGGGTATCTCGTGCCAGCGCAGTTTTCCAACCGCCTCGAAAACATGATGAAATGGTACGCCAACATGATGCAGTTTTGCACCGTGTGGGACGATACGGCATCGGGCGGCGGAACGCTGGAGTGGCCGACAGGCGACGACACGGCAAGCACGGGCAACATCAACACGGCGGCCAACCAAGCGGCACAGCGCACGGTGGCCGACCTGACGTTCGGGCAAGTGCTGTTCAACGATTGGCTTATTGATTCCAACATCATCAAAGTGAGCCGTTCGCTGATTCAGGACGAGCGCGTTGGGCTGCTTCAAAACGTCCTTTCTGAAAACCTCGCAAACCGTTTGGGGCGCAAGGCAAACAGCGTTTGGACGAACGGCACGGGAACAAACCAGCCGTATGGCCTTACCACGACTGTCACCAACAGCGCGGGAACAACGGCGGGCGCGACCGCAATCACAAAGGCAGAATTGGTCAAGTTTCAAAGCAGTATTGACTACGCCTACCAAGTCAACCCGAAAACAGGCTGGATGATGCACCAAACCGTGCTGGCGTACCTTCGGACGCTTGACCTGACGACCGACACCACGCACATTTTCGTGCCGGGCAACATCATCACGAACGAGCCTGACCGTCTGCTCGGCTGGCCGATTTACATCAACAACGACTTGCCAGCGGTAACGCCTTCGACGGGGCTTCCCATCACGGCCACGAAACACATTTACCTCGGCGACTTCTCGAAATTTGTCATTCGCAAAATTCGGGACGTGAGCATTGAGCGCAACGATTACCTGTACTGGGATTCGCTCGCCGTCGGCTTCATGGGATGGATGCGCACGGATTCCAACCTCATCAACGCGAACGCAATCAAATCCATTCTGCAAGCGTGATGATAGTGCGGGCAACGGTGACAAAGGGCGAATATCAGAAAGGCGTTGAATACGACTTGCCGAACGATGTGGCGCAAGCCCTCATCATTCAGGGGACAATGTCTTTTGTCGCCGTTGCGCCCGCTCAAAACAGAGAAAAAGCAATATCGAAAAAATGGGACACGCGGACACGATAGCACAGCGCACCACATGGAAGGTCACGACCGCCCCGGCGAGCGAGCCTGTCAGCCTTGCCGACGCGAAAACGTATCTCAATGTAACGACTACGCTGCACAATGCGCTGATAACCAACATAGTTTCGGCGGCGCGTGTGATGTACGAACAATATACAGATACGGCGGTAATATCGCAGACAATCACGCAAGTTTGGGATTTTACGCCGTGCAAAGAGTTTGAACTTGGCGTTGCGCCGCTCATCACGTCCACGCTGCCCGTACTGTCCTACACCGACACGAACGGCAGTTATCAGACTTACGACGCGGCGAACTACACGCTCGACAGCATTTCGACATTGCCCCGCTTGGTGAAAAAAACAACGGCCAACTGGCCTTCAACGGGCGATTTCCCGAACCGTTGGCGCTGCGTTTACTTGGCCGGGTACGCGGACGCGGCAAGCGTCCCGGAGGACATCATAAGTTCGATTCTTTTAATGGTAGGCTTCCTGTACGAAAATCGGGAAGATATGCCGATAAACGACACGAACAACCCGAAAATACGCTCCTTTGCTTCGCTTGCTTTTAAGCGTCGGATGCACCTGATATAAATGGAAAACCTGTCTCGCATACTGCCCTCCATCGGGGCGATGGACGAAGAAATAACAATCCAGTCCGTTACCGAGAGCCGGAACGCATCGGGCGAGCAGGTTTTGACATTTGCTGAATACGCTACCGTTTTGGCGCGGGTGAAATGGCCGGACGCGGGCATGAAAGAAACGTACAGCGCCGACCAGCAAACGGCTTTTCGGAAAATCGTTTTTGAAATCCGGTATGACGAAAACCTGAATATGCGACAAAAATGGCGGGTGCTTTACCGGGGCGTTGAGATTTGCGACATTATAGGCATAGGCACTTTGGGGCGCGACCGCTTTACGGTGCTTACCTGCCAAATGAGAGAAGAAACAATTGACTATCTGACCGACGACGACGGGCTTATTTTGACCGACGACAGCGGGAACATTTTAATTGCTTAAAAATGGCTGCAAAAACATTCGCAACGTGTTTATCCGAACTTACCGAAGTCACCGCTTTGGGAAGCGGTGACAAATTGCCTGTTTTGGAAAGCAGCACGGTTAAGTATGTGGACGGGGGGGATATTGGCGGCGGCGGCGCATTAACCGTTGTCGCAAAAACGGAAGACTTCACGGCGGACGGCGCAAGCGGGACGGTTTACACAAACGAGGGCGCGGCGGGACACATAATGGCGACGCTCGAAGATTCGCCAGTCGGGACGGAATACACGTTTGTCAGCATTGATGGCAACCTAATTAAGGTAGTTCCACGCGGCTAACGTTATCGCACTCACTCGCTTTAATACGGTAGCGTATGTTGACGAAACCGTGCCGGGAAGTGGCGATTAGGCAGAATCTTCAGGAGCGTTTTCCTCGCTCACAATTCTGAAAATAAGTGCGACGCATTGGGTAGTAACCGCATCTAACGGGCAAGCGAGAGCAAACGACTAACAACTAAAATGGCTAACTCAATCCAACTCACAATAGACGCTGCCGATTGGCAAAAGCAGGTCAACCAAGCGGTGAAAACGCTGGAAAAATTGACGTACAACTTTGAAAAAGAGCAGCGCGAAATATTGGAAGATTCGGCACAGCCGATGGTTTTTGAAATGCAGTTGAAAGCACCGCTTGGCAGCAAGGTACACACCCGATACTCTAAGAGCCGGGGCAGCCGGGCAAAGCGGGGAGAGGGGCAAAAAGTGGCGACATATCACCCCGGCAACCTTAGCCGCTCGTTTCGGGTGCTGGACTTGAAAAGGACAAAAGGCGCGGTGATAGTCGGCGCGAAACTGACAAAAGGGAGCAAAGGGACGTTCGGGCGCAGCCGTTTTGATGCCTACTATCTGGCAATGGTCGAATACGGCACGATTCACACGCCCGCACAGCCTTTCGTCAGACCCGCGATAGTGGCCGCATCGCCCCGCGTGATAGCGCGGATGAAAGCAAACATGAACCGCTTTGCGGCAAAGTTCGCAAGGCAAAACGCTGAATAAACCCTCCTTCGCCGGGGCTACGGCGGGCAAGTATGGCAAACGTTTCGGGCATACTATACACGATTTTGGCGGCGGACGCTACGGTGACGGGCTTGGTCGGAACAGACGCGGGTGGCGGTTCGAGAATCTACCCGCTCACAATACCACAGGCGGCGACACCGCCAGCCGTTCGGATAACAGAAATAGCGGTAGAGCCAAGCGACACGAAGACCGGGGCAAGCACATTGGACGCGATACGGGTGCAAGTTGACAGTTACGCAAAGTCCATGCTCACGGCGCAACAAGTGGACGAAGCAGTGCGGGGCGCGATAGACCGATACAGGGGCAGCGTGACAGTGGCGGGGACGGGCGGCGCGACATACTTTGTGGACGGCATCCGGTTTGAAACCCGAAACCAAACGATGGAAACCGAAAAAGACATTTTCAGAATCAGCACGGACTACCAAGTTCGGATACACAGAACACCGTAAAAAATAACAGTCATGCCTACCACTAACATAGTAAACAGCACACTTTTTGCCTTTCGTTCCGCCACCGGGGGCGCGTCCGGCACGGCCTATTCGAGCCAAAACGACTTTACGGTCAACTACAACATGGAGCCGAGGGACATAACCACAAAAGACAGTGGCGGCCATCGAGAACTGTTGGAGGGGCTTCGCTCTTACGAGGTTTCTTTCGCCGGGCTTGTCGCTTTTGACGACCCTTTGGGCGTGTTCACATCCTCCACAGGCACATACGACCTGCTGCAAGCCCGAACATTTACAGAGTGGATAGGCGGCACGGGCGTATCTGGCGACGTGAAACTTTCCGGTTCTGGATACTTTACCTCCCTCGAAATCGGCAGCCCGGACGCGGAAAGCAATATGACTTTTTCTTGCACACTGCAAGGGAGCGGTGCGCCGTACAAAGGCACGTTCTAAAAAAACACACACGATATGCAGCACATAAAACTTGCGGGCAAAGATTACCCGGTCGCGTTCGGCTACGGCGCGTTGATGGAATACGAAGCCCTTACGGGCAAAAGCGCGGTTTCCCTGCTCACCGAGGGCGCGGCCAGCCTTACCGACACCTTTACCCTAATCGCCTGTGCGCTGTCGAACGGCAGCGAAAAAGCGGGCAGCCCACAAATGTTTTCCCCGCGCGACGCGGCCAACCTGATAGACGAAACGCCCAACAGCGTGGAGGTGGTCACGCAGATAATGAAAATGCTCGAAGCCTCTTTTGCGACCGACGACAGCGCAAAAAAAAAGGCGATGTACCCGAACAGGGAAGCGAGGCGCAAAGCGGGGTAGAATTTTGGAACAGGCTCTTTGAAATGGCGGGGCGGATGGGTATGTCTGAAACAGAATTTCGGCACACCACGCCCCGCTATTTTTATTTCAGGCAAAAGGGTTTTGAGAGCGTCAGGCTCGAAGAAGCGAGAAACGCCCGAACGATTGCCTTTTTTTCCTACTTGCCGCACACGAAAAAAGGCTCGCTAAAACGCCCCGAAGATTTATACCCGCTACCCGGCGACAAAAACACGCTGGAGGCAATCGAGGCAAGGATAGCAAAAGAGCGCGGCCACATGGCGGACGTGCTTAGGATTGCAAAGAAAATAGACTTTTTCAAAGGCGAAACAATGCCGCAAGCATAAAAAAATGGCAGCAATAGCACCCGACCTAAATTTCAGGATAGGCGCGGACGTAAAGGGGATAAGCAGGGCGATAAAGGAAGCCGAAAAATCGCTGAACGGGGCTGTGCAGTCCTTTTCGAGCATCGGTAACTCCCTTTCCCTCGCATTGTCCGCACCCCTTGCCGCGTTCGGCGTTATGTCCATAAAAGCGGCGGGGAAAATGGAATCTTTGCGCTTCGCCCTCGAAGGAACGATGAAAGACGCGGGGCGGGGCATCGGAGAGGCGCGGGCGGAACTCGAAGCCTTGCGCATTGCCGCACTTGCCCCCGGCCTCGACTTTGAACAGGCGGTGCGGGGTTCTGTGCGCTTGCAGTCCGTCGGAAAGTCGGCAGAAGAAGCCCGGGGCATTATCGTGCAACTTGGCAACGCTTTGGCATTGTCCGGCGGAACAGCCGACCAACTCGACGGCGTGACGCGGCAATTTACGCAGATGATAGGCAAAGGGAAATTGATGCAGGAAGACCTTAGCATCATTCTCGAAAATATGCCCGCCCTCGCAAAAGTAATGCAAGACACTTTCGGCACGACCAATGCCGAGATGTTGCGCGATATGGGCGTTTCTGTGGAAGATTTTATCGCCAAACTGACGACGGGCATGGAGGCTTTGCCCCGTGCGCAGGGCGGTATCGCCAACAGCATCGTGAACGCCCAAAACGCTATACAACAGGCACTTGCCTCAACGGGCGAAGAAATCAACAGAGTTTTTAATATTTCCGGTGCGCTCAATTCTTTTTCAGAGTGGGTTTCCGGTATGGCCTCCGCCTTCAAAGCCCTCGACGACGACACAAAGCGCGTCATCGGGGCGGTCGTTGTTTTTGCCGCCACGCTTGGCCCTGCATTTAAGGTTATGCAGGGCGGCGTGTGGGTGGTGGGGCAACTTCAACTCGCCTATCTGGGATTGCAAAAAGTATTGGCGCAAAGCCTTGCAGGGCAAGCGATACCGTCGCTAATGGCGAAATGGCGTGCGATGGACTTGATGATGAAAACGTCCGTTATCGGCGCGACTATTGCCGTTGTCCTTGCCCTTGCCGCTGCCTTTGTTGTGCTGCAAAAAGATATGTCGGCGGCGGCACAGGCGCAAAGGCAGGCGGAAAACGTGCGCAAGTCGGCGGCTGAAAGCATCGTTTCGGAGACAACGCGGACAAAAGAATTGGTCGGCGTAATTCAGAACATAAAATCGTCCTACGACGACAAAAAAGCCGCCCTGCTTGAACTGCAAAAGATAAGCCCTGAATATTTCGGCAACCTCGACACCGAAAAAATAAAGGTGACAGATGTCGAGATGGCGAACAACAAATACACCGATTCGCTGCTAAGGGCAGCGACGGCGCGGGCGGCTATGGCGCAAATTGAGGAAAACGCCCGAAAGCGAATAAACATGAAAGAGGATGCCGACCCCACTTTCTGGCAAACAGCCGGAAACGCCATACTCTCTATGGGCAACGCATGGGGATTCGCGGGCAGACAGGCGCAAACGACGGCAAAGAACATACAAGAACAGAAAGCAGCCCTCGACGCTTCGGACGAGGCGATGCGAAAAATAATAGAGGCGAACGGCTCGATGGTGGAGGCGAGCAAGGGCGTGTCTCAACAGTACGGCAAAGAAAAGGGCGGCGTTGACGACCTTGCAAAAAGTTACCGAGAACTTGACAAAGCGCAAAAACTCGCAGCGCGAAAAGAGCAGACGGCGGATTTGAAGGCGTTTAAGGGTATGGGAGATGTGCAGACAATCGCGCCGGGCAGCGAACTGCCGGAAACCCTTGCGAGCATCAAAAACCCCTACGAGGGCATAGCGCAAAGCGTGATGGTCGCCACGTCCGCGATGCAACAAAACCTTACGGTGGCGGGTCAGGCGTCGGCAATCTACGCGGGCATACGGGCGGGAACGGACGGCCTTTCGGCATCCATGCAGACGCTTGCCCAAAACATGATTCAAAATGGTGATTTGATAGGCGGGATAATGATAACGCTGGGAGACAGCATAGCAAAGGCCGGGGCGGAAGGCGCGGCGGGGCTTGCCGACTTCGCAAAGGCGGCTCTGGCATCGGCGGCAAAGGTCATAAGGGCATGGATTCAAATGGCCGTCACGCGGGCGGCATTGTCTGCCCTTCAAAGTATTCCGTTCCCCTTCAACCTTGCGGCGGCGGCGGCGGCGGGCGGCATCGCGGCAGGGCTGTTCAACGCGGCAATAAACAAAATAGGCATACCCGCGCTTGCCGAAGGCGGCGTTTTGACATCGCCCCGGCTCGTCATGGCGGGCGAATATCCCGGCGCAAGGGTCAACCCCGAAATCGTTACGCCTGAAAACAAAATGCGCGATGTTTTCAGCGAAGTGATGTCCAGAATGGGCGGCGCGGGCGGCGGCGAATTCGTTGCGCGGCTTTCCGGCGACGACATTCTTTTCGTCGTGGAGCGGGCGCAACACAAAAAACAACGGCTCACATAAAAATGGCACTACGTTTCGCAAGCGAGAGCAAAAGTTGGTCGGACGGGCTTACATGGAAAGCCGAAATCTGGGACAGCGCCTTTGAAGGCGATGACACACCGTTTGTTTTCGGCAGCGGCGGCATCGAAATTCAATGGCATCAGGGCGGCGGGGACGTTTACGCGCCCGTTCTCGGAAGCAGCGTCTCGTTTGAGATGATGATACAAGACGAAACGCACGAACAACTCATTGCTGACCTTGCGGGCGCGGGCGAGGGGCGGTTCACAATCATAATCTACAAAGACGAGGCGTTTTTTTGGGCGGGCGTTGTCAACGCGCCGGAACTAAGCATTGAAGATTTTGACTTCCCATACGGGTTTGTGATAGGGGCGGTTGACGGGCTTGCGCTGCTGAAAAATTACGAATATCGGCAAGACATAACAAGCGAAACAAAATGGTACGACAAATATGAGGGGCAAAGCCGAATCGTGTCAATTATCGCCCGTTGCCTAAAGAAGTTGCCGCACGTCGTTACGCACTTCGCGGAATCTGACCCGTTCATTGTCACGGCGATAAACTGGTACAGCGACTTTTCGACCGACCCTGAAAGCGACAGCGAGACCTCCGACCCCTTCTGGGAGCATTTCGTTGACAACCGCGCGTTCGTGACCGGGCAAGTGTCGGGCAACGGCAAGTTCCTGTCTTGCTATGACGTTATTTCTCATGTTCTGCGCCGTTTTCACGCTCAAATCGCGCTCTTTGACGGTTATTTCAAGTGCGAGCAGTTCGAGCACCGTTCGCACGGCACAGGAGAAAACTATAACTATGCCCGTTCCTATGATTACGACATTACAGCCCCCTCCGACTTTGCGCTATCTGCGTCACAAAACGTCGGCGGCGGCGATGACGTTAAAAGGCTTCGGGGCGGCACGGTGTCGTTCCTTACAGCACTCAAAGCGACACGGGCTAAGCAGACGGCAAATGCGCTGCAAAACCTTATGCCAGCCGCGCTTTTTTCGAGCGATTCAGCGCCAACATACCTTGTCGGGGACGTTTACGGCAACGGGCTGTCAACTTACATAAGATGCAGCGGAACGATAGAATGGGAACTTGAAAACACAGACATCCCGGCAAACTCGGTCGTCGTCGGGGTCTTCAACCTGACGGTCGCGCTTGACGGCGAATATGCGGAAAGGACAATAGATTTTTACCCGAACCCGACCGGGACGTTTGAATACAGTTCGATAACGTGGAGCGGCAGCCCGGCAGCGATACAGATAGCGGTAAAATTAGAGGTTGCGGCGACGGGGGAAACGTGGACGGGTCAAGAATCCTTTGACCTGCTTTTCAGAACGCCGTCAACTTTCGCGTATGGCGACTTGCAGATTTCTTTTGACGCTGACGAGTTGTATTATTTCAACTTCACAGGAGAAAACGTGTTGGACGGCGCGGACTATTCGCTCGGATGGGTGCTGAAAGACCCTTATTTGGTCGTTCAAAAAAGCCGCACGGCGTTCGCGCCCAAAGCAGTTTTTTACGAAGTAAGGGGCGAAGAGAACAACACGCAAGTGCTTGAATCTGAATCCATTTTGGGCGATTTGACGGGCGACATCGTAAATCAATGGGGCGGAATCCTGTTTTTCACAGACCCAGACTACGAATATACGACCGCTTGGGCATCCCGCGCCCTGCCGTCGCCGGGTCGCCCGATTGCTCAACTTTTCGCAGAGCGCACAGTTTCGCACCGATTCAGGCCGCGCCGCGTGTTCAGGGGCAATATTGTCGGGGGCGCACTTGAGGCGCAAACGCCTATCTACATTCAAAGTTTCACCCCCGACGCGATATACTGGTTTTCGGGCGGCAAATACCTGACCGTGCGCGACGAACTGCACGGGGAATGGACAGAAAACGAGTTTACGGCGACTGAATTTGATTATCTCGAACCGGAATATGACACCGGGAACTATGAGCCTGACACACCGGGCGGCGGCAGCACGGGCGGCGGCGGGGCGATTGGCAACGGCGGCGCGGGTGTCCCGCCCGGCGTGGCGGACGGCAACGGCATTTATTCGGGCAGCGGCACAGTCCCAGACGGCACGGTGGTCTCCCTTGTGGACGATATGTTTTTTGAGGGCGGCGACGGGTCGAGCATCTCTATAACGACCGGGACAACTGCCGGAGGCCGCGTTTTGACAGGTTTTAACGGCGCGTCAATCTCCTTTTTGGATTCGGGCGGCGAAAATACCGTGTCGGTCGGCAACGGCGGCGTGATTGTAACGCTGAACGGCAGCGTGGGCGATTTCATGCAGGTCAACGGGCTTGCCAAGTACGCGGCAGACTATTCGGCTGATTACGACGACCGAACCCTCGTTGACAAAGAATATGTTGACAACAATTCAGGCACGGGGGACATAAACAACGGCGGCAACACAACGGGCGGCGCAATCACAATAGGGACGAACGACAACTTTGCCCTAAATTTCGAGACGAACAATATAACGCGGCAAAGCATAGCGACCGACGGGGCGCACACTATCAGCGCAAACCACACAGCGACGACCTCTGTAAAAAACGCGCTGACGATTCAGGTGAACAACGACAGCGGCGCGGGCGGTAACGGCTACGGCGGGGCAATTCTCTTTCAGGGCGAGAGCAGCACGACCGTTAACCGGGACATGGTAAAGATAACTGGAGAATGGCAGGTCGCAACCGATGCAAGCCGTCTGGCGCGATGTAGAATATATGGCATTGGCGCTGGGCAAGTTTTAGTGGAAATGGTAAGGTTCGACAACAATATCGGGCCGAACATGGTAATCGGCGGTACTGGAATGGTGTATAGTTCAAACTCCATTACCACATCTTCTGGGAATATTTCCCTGACAAATTCAGCAGCAACAGGCGATATTAACCTAACAGTATCAGGCTCGACTGTTGGCAACACAATCAATGTAGGCGGCTTAACATCATTTTCACAGACAACCGGCAATAAGTCTGTTACAACCTTTGCAAATAGCTTTTCGGTTGCTTCTGGCTCTGCCACTTTCTACAACATACGAATATCCCCAACCATAAACCAAACAGGCAGCGCAAGCGGCGCGACAGGTGCAATTATTTTTGCCCCAAACTTAACTTCAATCGGCTCAAAATGGAGCGCGTTAACGTCGGCCACATCTAACGCTAATGCCCTGTTTATCAAACAGACGGGCGCAAACTCTTATTCTACCCACGTCGGCGCGTTCGGCTTCGGCGCTGCGACCGTTCCGACAGACAAATTAGAAGTGACGGGCAATGTGGCGCTGTTGGCAGCGGGCAACAAAATCAAGATAGCGACAGGCTCAAATGCGTCCGTCGGCACGGCGACATTGGTGGGCGGGACGGTGACGGTGAACACAACGGCAGTAGCGACGGGTTCAACGATTTTCCTCACTTGCAACACGCCGGGCGGAACGCAGGGTTTCCTTAGCGCACCTTCGGCAAGCATAACTAACGCGACTTCTTTTGTGATAAATTCGAGTTCGGGAGCAGATACAAGTACAGTAAACTGGTGGATAATAAATTAGTCCGTATTTTTGTCCGGCATGAAACGCAAGTCGAACTATAAGGCAAAACACGTCGGCACGGGAGCGGGCGGGCGGGTGCAGGTAACTACATCAAACAAGCGGGCGAAGGCCGACAAGGCTAAGCGGCAGACGGGGGCAGAGGCGTTGGTGGGCGACTGGTCGGAATTACTGTGCTACACCGGGCTTTGCTTCCTTTGTTGTTATTTGGTAAAAATGCTGTTTTATTGAGAAAACGGCACGAATTTTTCAAATAGCGGTTTAAAAAGCGATGTTCCAAATTGCCTTTTATTTCGCGCAAAAGTTTGTTGACTGGATGTTTAAGCAGCGAACTGAAACAGTTGTCCTTTTTGTTTTCGTCCTTGTGCTTTGCGGCGCGGTCGTCGGGCTTTGGGTGAGGCAGGGCGAAATGGAGGCTGAAAACAAGATTGAGCGGCTTGAGTTGCGCAAAGAATGCGCGGCTGACATTAGCGAACTTCGCGCCGAACTTCGCGGCTGTCACGCCAAAAACGATACGCTCACAAAAGAAAACACCCTGTTGCACCGCCGGGTGTCGGCGCTCGAATCAAAACTGAAACGTTGAACTAAAACACATACAAATGACAGTTGAAACACAAAAAAAGCCGTTCTGGAAATCCAAAATCGTTTTGTTTTCAGGCGCGGCAATTCTCGTTTTCGGGGGCAACCTGCTTTTCGGCGGGCTGTTCCGTTCCGGCGTGACACCCGAACAAATCGCTGCACTTGAGCAAGCGTACCCACAGGGCGTTGAAATCGTTGAGCGGATTCAGGGCGGCGAAAGCATCACAAACTTGCTCGGCCTCATTATCAATGTCCTCATTCTGATTTTCAGGGGCTGGTTTACAAACGTGCCGTTTTTGTCAAAATGAACCGCACCCGCAAAATCATGGCCTTCCTCTCTGCCTTCACAATCGCGGCGGCGGTGAAGTGGGCGGTAAACGAGTGGCGAAACTCCACGCCCGGAAAACAGGGCTGGATTTTGGGCATTTCGATTGCCCTTCTCGGTGTCGGCGTGTGCGGTCTTTTGCGGGCGTTCGGGTTTTTGTAACGTTAGGGAATTACCTTTTCATAGCGACCTCGTTTCGGTGAATACCGGAACGGGGTTTTTTGTTTTGTAAAAAATAATCGCATTGATAATCAGTTAGTTAGAAAATATTTTCATCAACCTGTTGCGTAGTTAAAAAAGTGTGTTTATCTTTGTCCTATCATTTAATTAAAACGCACAGAAAAATGAATATCGAAACCACATTTGTTTGGGAACGCGCTGAAAGCGAAGAAATCCTTTTGACAATCGGCGGCACTCATTACCCAGCCGCGCAAGACACCGAATTTGACAAGTGGCAGGGCGAACAGACGATTTTGGAGTGGGCGCAGCACGGCGAAAAAGAACTCAGCCTCTGGCAGTTCTCACCTAACGACCGCGAAGCGATGCGGCAGCGCCTTATTTCCCGCGCCGCCTTTCTGCAAGCGAAGCAAAAAAGCAGCGACAAAATGCGCGACTTGCTCGGCCTTCCCAAAAAATCTTTCATTGAATAACT